AGCCGCTGCCCTACCGCTTCACGGCGGAGAAGGGTCGCTTCGTCTTCTCCAGCGAGACGCCTCACCAGCTGTCCGGCGACATCTTCGACGTGATAAACTCGCGGGGCAACGCACCCGCGGCGGAGAAGCGCCTCAACGGCTTCATCAAGGCCATGTTCGACGTGGACACCACGGACGCGGCCGGCGTCATCCCGAAGGAGCAGCGGCCGGATCTCTGGCAGCCGCAGATGGACTACGCCACGCCGCTGTGGGACATGACCAACTCGGGCACCACGGACGGCACGCCGTTCGAACTGCCGAAGTACAACAGCAGCTCCGCCCTGGTGACCGCGGCCACGGAGGGCACGGAGCCCGCGCCGGGCGCCTTCACGGTGACCACCCAGACCATCACCCCCACGCAGCTGTGGGGCAAGGTGGAGATCACCCGTCAGCTCATGCGGCGCGGTGGCCGGCCGGAGATCTCCGGCATCATCTGGGACCAGATGTTGCGGGAGTACTTCGAGGATCGGGAAGCGGCGATCGCCACCTTCCTGAACACCCTGACGGCGGCCACGGACATCACCGTGACCGGATCGCCGGCCAGCCCCACGAACGACAACGACCAGACGTCGGTGGCCTCGCTGGAAGCGGCGATCGCCGATCTCCAGTTCGCCCGCGGCGGCAACCGGTTCACGGCGTTCGCCGTGCACCAGTTCCTCTACCGGCTGCTGGCCCGCGTGCAGGATGACAGCGGCCGTCCGCTGTACCCGATCCGCAACGAGATGAACTCGAACGGCGTCAGCGGCGTTCTGTTCAGCTACATCGACGTGGCGGGCACCCGGGCCGTGCCGGCGTACGCGCTGGGTGCGGCGTCCGGCACCACGCCGGTCAACTCGTGGCTGTTCGACCCGGCGAAGGTGCGTTCCTGGGCCAGCCCGCCGGAGCGGCTGGAGTGGAACTTCGGCGCCACGGTGCAGACGTCGAACATCGCGCAGCTGGCTCAGGTGACCATGGGCATCTACGGCGACATCGCGATGGCCAACCTGGACATCAACGGCGTTCGCCAGGTCGTGTTCGACCCGAACACCGCGGCCTGATCCGCAAGATCATGGCGAAGATCGCACAGCAGCGTGCGGCGGCTGGGCAACTGGCCGCCGCACAGCGGCAGATCGAGGAACTTCAGGGTCGGGTGGCCGAGCTCACCGCGCTCAACGAGGGACTGCATCGCAAGGTGCAGAGCCTCGAGGCGGGGGCCACCCGTCCGGCGCGGGCCACCGCGTTGAACCGGCAGCGAGGGGGCGGGACGTCATGACGGACTACGCGGCCACCACGGTCAGCGGCAACACGGGCGCGGCGGTGACCGAACGCACCGGCGCCACCAGCGGGGACACCGTGCCGGCCGGCACGCTCATCGCGTGGCGCAACACCGGCGCGGGCAGCCATACGGTGACCATCACGACGAACAATCAGGTGCGCGGGCTGGACGTGGCGGACCGCACCATCACGGTGGCCGCCGGTGCCACGTGGGTGGAGCGCGTGCCCAGCGACTGGGGCGATGCGAACGGCAAGTGTGCGGTGGCCATCAGCGGCACGGCCACCGAGGTCAAGTACTTGATCATGGGCGGAGTCTGATCCGTGAGCATCAGGGTGACGAGTGGCGCCAGCCGCATGCTGGCGGTGGGTACGCCGTGGCGCATGTCCTTCGAGACACGCGACACTGACGGCTGCCTGTTCGATGACGAGCCGGTCGTCACCGTCACCCTGCCCAATGCATCCACCGTGCTGCCCGAGGTAGATGCATTGACGGGCTACTACGGCACGTACGACGTGATCTACACGCCGCTGGTGACGGGACGCTTCACCGCCCGTGCGGTGGCCACCGATGCGGCAGTTGACCTCCTGGCCGTGGTCACGCCGGCCGCCGGCACCCCACCCACGGTGGCGGATCTGGATACGTGGCTCGGCGGCGCGGGTGAGCATTCGTGGTCCGATGAGGACATGGCGGACGCCCTGGCCGCCGAGACGGCCGCGCAGATGCGGGTGTGCCGCGTGCCGGCCTACTTCCCTCCGGATCTCGGCGAGGCGTTGCTTCGCCGCTCGGCCAGGCTGTTGGCCATGCGCAGGCAGCTCACGGCCGAACCGCGCAGCGAGGGTGACGTGGATCTGCCGAGCATCCTGCCCGGCACGCTGGACATCGAAGTGCGGCGCCTGGAGAAGCCGTGGCGCCGCCGGCCGATCGGATGAGGAGGCGGGCATGACCACGCGAGTACGCGACACCGTGCGCAATGCGGCAGTGGACGCCGCCACCGGCCTGCTCAACGCCGGCGCTACGGCCGCCGAGTTGCGCATCTACACCGGCACCCAGCCGGCCGGCGGGCCCAGCGCCACGGCTACCGGCACGCTGTTGGTGGTCATCACGCTGAACGACCCGGTGGCTCCGGCCGCCGCCGCCGGCGTGGGCACGTTCGACGTGAGCCCCGTACCAGCGGGCGTGGCGGTGAGCACCGGCACCGCGGGATGGGCGCGCCTGCTGGACAGCAACGGCGTGGCGCTCATCGACGAGACGGTGGGCGCCACCGGCAGCGGTGAGCGCATCGTCCTGAACCCTACGGCCATCGTGGCAGGCGCTGAGGTGAGCGTCACGGCGCTCACGCTCACGCAGGCGGCATCGGCGTAGCGCATGGCCACCGAAGCTCTCAACTTCCCGGTGCCGCCCACCGCCACGGACAACGTGGACGGCACGCAGTCGTACAACATGGGCACGGCGTTCACCGTCAGCGAGTCGGTGGCGTGCAGCGGCATCCGCTGGTGGGTGCCGGACTCCTTGGCCGCCCCCGCGGGTGGGGCACACGTGGCGGGGCTGTGGAAGGACGGCGTGCGCGTACGCAACCAGACGATCACGCCTACACCCGGCGGCTATCAGGACTTCCCGTTCACGACACAGGGCGACATCACGCTGAACCCCGGCGAGCAACTGGTGGCGTCGGTGTTCACGGTGCATTACCCGTTCCGTGCCGGCGCCGCCGTGTATCCGGTGAGCACGTCGGGCGGCCAGGCCACGGCCACCGGCAGCCGCTACACCACGAACGGCAGTCCCACGGATCTGCCGGACGTGGCGGGCACCTCCATCTACTACGTCAGTCCGCTCATCGAGATCGCCAGCGAACTGCCGCCGGTGGACGGCAGCGGCGCGCTCATCCTGCCGCCGCTGGTGCTCAGCGGATCGCTCGTGGTGGACAACCCGGTGAGCGGCGAGCCTGCTCACGGCTTCGCGCTGCGTGCGCCCATGGCGCAGGCGCTGAGCGCGGTGAGCGGCGTACAGGGCTTCCCGAAGGCGCCGAGTGCGGCGAAGGTGGGAGACGCCTGGCCGCGTCACGCCGGCCTGACGCATGTGTCGCAGGGTGGGTGGGAGAACAACTGGCAGGTCGTGATCAAGCTGCCGGAGGATGAGTTGGCGCGGGACGAGTGGCTCATCCAGCGGCTGGAAGCGATTGAGGATGCGCTGGCTCCGCTGGTGTGGATCACCACTGCGGAGATAGGTACGTCGGGTGACTCGCCCGCACTGTTGATCAACTGTAAGGAGTAGTGCCATGACGGCGATCACCGGACACATCGGTGTGATGAAGAACAGCCTCGTCGAGATCGAGGCCGTTGACTACGCCAATCAGCTCACCCGGGCTCGACTGGTGCCGGACACGCCTTCGCAGACCACCCGAGTGCTGGTGCCGGACGGCACCGTCACGGACGTGGACTCGGCCAGCTGGACTTTCGAGATCGCCGGCTTGCAGAAGCAGGCCACCGGTGGCCTGGCCAGCGTGCTGAACGCCGCCACGCCGGGCGATCTGTTGGATGTGGTCTTCGAGCCGTCCAAGTCGGTGAGCGGCCAGCCGCACTACGTGTTCCAGGTGGTGGCCAAGCCGGTGCCGATCGGTGGCGATCAAGGCAATCAGGCCACCTTCGAGGTGGTGCTCGAGGTCATCGGCCAGCCGGTGAAGACGGCCATCGCCTAAGATCAGACCATCATCGACGAGGCACGAGAAGGGCACGAGATGTCGAAGATCAACACCACCTCACTCGAGGTCACGCTGGAAGACGGCACGGCGTTCACCGCAGTGGCGGACCAGCGGGACATGGCGGCGTGGGAGGCGCACCCGGACAACGACGGCATGCGTCAGCTGACCGTGGTGCGCTTCCTGGCCTGGAGCGCCGCGCGGCGTGCCGGCCAGTACAAGGGGCCGTGGAAGGCGTTCAACGAGCAGGACTGCGTACAGGCGATCGACCCGGAGGTCAGCGAGAGCGACGAGTCGGACGGCGAGGGTGAGGAGGGCTTGGACCCTGGCCGGAGGACAGTCTGAGATACATGATGGTCATGTTCGCGCGGCACAGCGGACAGCCCCTGTCGGAGGTGTTGCAGATGCATCCGCGCGACATGGAGACATGGCTGTCCTTCGATGCGCAGGAGGCGGAAGAGGCGCGCTTCGCTCAGATGCGCAACCAGCACTACGGCAGGGGGTGAGCAGGCGATGGTGAGCTTCGAGGCGTTCGCAGCTGAACTGAAGGCGTTCGACGGGCGGCGAGCGATCATCAATGAGATTCGCAAGGATCTGCGCAAGTCCCTGCCGCCGCTGCGCCGCGCCGTGCGCCAGCGCGCTCTCACCATCCTGCCGAGCGAGAACGGGCTGAATGCGTGGGTGGCGAAGTCGACCTTCTCCATCCGCTTCCGGGACACCGGGCGCAGTGCGGGCATCAAGGTGCGTGTCTCTCGCAAGAACACCAAGGGCAAGGCGGACCTGAAGCGGCTGGACGACGCCGGCCGCGTTCGCCACCCGCTGCACGGCAACCGCAAGTACTGGTACACGCAGACGGTGCCCGCGGGGTTCTTCTCCGACGAGTGGGACGGTGTGCAGTGGGAGAAGATCGCGGACGATGCCATGGATCGCGCTCTCGATCAGATTCGCGAGGGGTGAGTCATGGCTCGTGACATCGAGGCCGATGCGAAGGTCAACGACAAGAGTGGCCCGGGGCTGGACTCCTTCGCGCGCAACGTGCGCAACACCGGCAAGAAGGTGGAGAAGGACTTCGATCGGTTCGGCAAGAGCACCGGCGAGAAGCTGCTCAACGGCATCGGCGCGGTCAGCCCGAAGCTGGCGGCCAAGCTGGCGAGCAGCTTCGGTGACGCGGCGAAGCTCGGTGCGCCGCTGCTCGTCAGCGGCATAGCCGCTGCCGCCCCGGCCATCAGCGCACTCATGGGCGCGGCGGTGACCGGTGGCGCCGCCGGCCTGGGCATCATCGGCGGCGTGGCGCTGGCGTCCCGGGACGCCCGAGTGAAGGCGGCGGGCACCAACCTGGCGGCCACCCTCCTGGCCGGGCTCCAGGATCGGGCGGGCAGCTTCGTCCAGCCGGTGCTCAACAGTCTCAAGATCGTTGAGTCTGCGTTCGTGCGCAACGGCGAGACGATCCGGCGCATCTTCACCAACAGCGCCAAATTCGTGGAGCCGCTGGCGACCAGCCTGGGCAACCTCGGTACCAGCCTGATCGAGGGGCTGGACATCGCCATCGGCAGGGCCGGGCCGGTGATGGAGTCGCTGAACCGCGGTATCGAGCGGGTGGGCGAGGCGGTCAAGAGCTTCCTGAGCAGCATGAGCGAGAACGGCGAGTCCAACGCCAAAGTACTGGAGTCCGCCTTCACCAGCGTGGCGGTGGCCATCGAGGTCACCGGCGAGGCACTGAGCGGCCTGGCGAAGGTTCTCGGCTTCCTGGACGGCATCATGCCGCTGTCCACCCTGGAGACGTTCAACAAGGTGTTGGGTGACACCGAGAAGGGTGCACGCAGGACGGGCAGCGGCACGTTCGGCGCGGCGCAGGCCATGCAGGTGGCGGGCGACTCGGCGGAGACGGCGGCGGCGGACACGAAGCTGTACGAGAAGGCCCTGGCCGACAACGCCAAAGCGGCGCAGGACGCGGCCAACGCACAGCGCAGTCTCTTCGATGACACCACACGGGTTGCCGCTGCGATGGACGACGCGAAGGCGGCAGCGCGCGCCAACGGCAAGACGCTGGATGAGAACACCAAGAAGGGGCGCGCCAATCGCGAGGCCATCAGCTCGCTGGCCAGCGCGATGAACGGCTACCGGACCAACCTCACGGCCAGCGGAGCGAGCACCACGAAGGTGAACGGCGTCATGGCGCAGCAGCGCGCGGCGCTCATCCGGGTGGCCGGCCAGATGGGTAAGACGGGTGGCGAGGCGCGGCGCCTGGCGGATCAGTTGCTGGGCATCCCGCCGAAGCGCGAGACGAAGACGGGGCTGCTGAACGAGGGTGCCACCAAGCGTGAGGCGCGTGCGGTGGCCGGTGCCGTGCGCAGCATCCCGTCCACGAAGAACGTCACCATCACCGTCATCACGCGCTACAAGCAATACGGGCTGAAGGGCCCCAGTCCGCTGGGCGGGGCAGTGGGCCTGAGTGGCTCGGACGCCGGCTTCGCGCTCAGCGACCCGAACGGTGGCACGTTCCGGGTGGGCGGCCCGGTGGAGGTGTTCAGCACGATCGAGAACCGGGTGTTCCTGGACGGCCGGCCGTTCCGCGAGTACACCGATCGGCAGGTGCGCGCCAGTGAGGACCGGGCGCGGCATCGCGCGCGCTACGGGGGGCGGCTGCAATGAGCATCACCTACGGCGGCGTAGGCACGGTGGCCACGGCGGTCAACGGCCCGGTCAGCCCCACCCTGCCGGCCGGAGCGGTGGCAGGCGACTTCCTGGTGCTGTTCGCCGCCATTCGCAACAGCGGCGTCGGGTCTCCGGACACGCCGGCCGGTTGGGGTGTGCTGCTGGACATGGGCAACGTCAAGGCGTTCGGCAAGTTCATGGAGGCGAGCACCACGGCGCCCACCGTCACCTTCACCGGCGGCGTGGCCAACGCGGACTGCCAGGCGGCCATCACGAAGTGGGGCGGCGTCAGCCCGGACGCGGTGACGGAGAGCTTCACCACCGCGGTGCTCACCAACGCCAGTGCGCAGAACATCGCCTACCCGGATCTCGATCTGGATTACAACGGTCGGGCGCCCATCCTGGTGGCGTGGAAGCAGGACGACGCGACCACCATCAACCCGCCGGCCGGCTTCACCGGCATCATCGCCAGCTTCGTCACTGCGGGGGACGACGCCACACTGCGGGTGGCGTACCAGATCCAGACCACCGAGACGGATGTGCCGGCGGCCAGCCTCACCGTCACCGGCGGCGCGGCGGCCATCAGCAAGGCGGCGTGGCTGGCGCTCACACCGGCGGCCACCTTCGCGGTGAGCGTGCAGGACGGCGTGTACCCGCCGCGCGCGCTGGTGAGCATCAGCGGGTTGGTGGGCGGCGAGCTCATCGACCTGTATCGCGTGATCGCCGGTGTGCGCACGCAGATCCGCGGCGGGGACATCGTGCAGTCGCCGAACCCGGGTGACGTCGATCAGGAGGCGTACGTCATCGTCGATGCCGAACTGCCGTTCGGCGTGGCGATGCACTGGGAGGCGGTGGTCAACAACACGGCCACCTACACCTCACAAACGGAGACCATCACGCTGCCCGGCGGCAAGGTGGTGGTCAGTGACGCCATCGCCGGACTGGCGGCAGAGGTGGTCATCGCCTCCTGGCCGGAGAAGCGCACTGAGCGGCGTACCAGCGTGTATCGGCTGGCGAACGGCAAGACGAAGGTGGTGAGCGCGCCGCCCGCCCAGTTCACCGGCACCATCGAGCTGTTCACCGCCACGGACATCGCGCGACGCAATCTGGTGGAGGTGCTCGAGAACGCCACGTGCAACATCGTGCAGATCCGTCAGCCGGGCGGGTACAACGATGTGGACTGCTACGTCTCGCCGCTGTCCTACACCGTGCGCCGCTACAGCCAGGACGGCTCGGACGATCGCCGCATCTTCAGCCTGGATGTGGCGGAGGTGGACGCGTGGTCGGCCGAGTTCGACGCGAGGGGCTACACGTTGCAGGATCTGGCGGATGCGTACACGGGGCTCACTCTGGCCGATCTTGCCGGTGACTACACCAGCATGTTGGCCCTGGCGCAGGCGGAGATCGTCCCGTGATCCCCGTGAGCACGGACTCGAAGCTCATCCAGCAGGGCGGGATGGGCGGCTACTCGTCCACCAGCTTCGTGTGGGAGATCCGCGTCGAATCCTGGTACAACGGCGTGCTGCTGCACGATGACATCCCCGTTGAGGACGGCACCGAGTACGGCGACCGGACGTCCAGCGTGCCCACTCGGGTGACGCTGTCCGTGCCGCGCACGGTGGACAACGTGGACTGGTCACCGCTGAATGACGACTACCACCCGCTGGCGTGCAACGGCCAGAGGTTGCGCATCATGCTCGGTGTGCAGCTCCAGCAGCACACCGAGTGGATTCAACGCGGCGAGTACCTGATCACCAGCGCCAGCGAGGAGGGTGACACCATCCGCGTGGAGGCGCTGAGCCTGCTGAAGCTGGTGGAGGAGGCGCGCTTCGTCTCGCCCTTCCAGCCCACCGGCACGCTGAAGAGCACGTTGCGCGCGCTGATGGAGCCGGCACTGACAGTGGTGTTCGACGCCGCCCTGACGGATCGCGCCGTACCCGCCGGCATCAACTATGACGAGGATCGGCTGGGCGCCGTCAACGAGCTGCTCAGTGCCTGGCCGGCCGAGATGAAGATGGTGAACGAAGGCTACGCGTACGTGTATGTGCCGGAGACGCCGTCCTACTCCACCACTCCGGTGGCCACCTTCACCGACACCGAGGGCACCACCTTCAACACGGTGGTGATCGACTGGAGCGGTGAGGTGGATCGCGAAGGCGTGTACAACTGCGTGGTGGCCCGCGGCACGCAGACGGACGGCGGCCAGGTGCAAGGCGTGGCGTACGACTACAGCACGGGCGCGCATCGCATCGGCGGCCCGTTCAACCCGCTGCCGGTGCCGGAGTACTTCGCCAGTCCGCTGCTGACCACCGTGTCGCAGTGCCGGGCGGCGGCCACCACGCGGCTGGCCCGGCGCCTGCGGGAGCGCCGCCGGCCGCTGCGCATCCGCACCACGCCGGTGAACTTCCTGGAGCTGGGTGACGTGGTGAGCGTGGAGATCGTGCCGCCGGGCAACACGCCGCCGCGGGCCACCATCGAGGCGTTCACGCTGCCGCTGGTGCCCGGCGGAGATCAGGCCATGGATCTGCTGGTAGGAGTGGTGCAGTGATGACCGCACCGATGACCGTGAACCGGCTGGCCACGGCCACCAGCGTCAAGAGCGGCAGTACGTGCACCGCCGTGGTGGACGGCACGACGGTGACGCTCCAGTGTGCACGCGATCTCACCGTGGCGGTGGGAGACGTGCTGTTCGTCAGCAAGTTCCGGGCGCAGTGGGTGGCGATCGCGCGCCTGTACACGGCCGCGCCCACCCTGGCCGAGGACAACGACACGGTGCCGGAGCCGAAGCCCACCACGGTGAGCGGCACGCTGGTGGTACCGGCCACGGACACCGTCACCTGGAACGGCACGACGTGGGTCGAAGGGGATGTGAAGCAAGGCTCGTACGGCGGCGGGCCGAACCTGACGGGCGCGGCGTTCTACGGCACGAAGCCCACCAGCCTGGCAGGTGCCACGGCGGTCAGCGCCACCCTGGCCCTCCGGCGCTTGCCGCGCGGGTTGGCATTCGCCGCGCAGGCGCCCACGCTGCGCCTGATCACCGAGACGTCTCGGCCGTCGGGTGCGCCCACGTTGGGCTCGAGCACGGCTGGACCAGCGCTGTCACCCAGCGGCACGAACAGCGCGTTCGACATCCCGGCCAGCTGGGCGCAGGCGCTCATCGACGGCACGGCCGGCGGCATCGGATTGTTCGTCTCCGGCGGTTCGCCGTTCATTGTGCTGGCGGGACGCAGCTCGTGGGGGCCGGCATTCACGCTTTCGATCAAGTGGTCGCGATAAGGGAGTAATGGATCATGGATACCACTGTCAACCGGGACTACCCGTTCCCCGAAGCGACCGACAACGTGCAGCTGTGGACGTGGTTCCAACTGCTGGCCGAAGCTCTGGACCTGGACGTACAGGCCGTGGTGGACCGACCGCACTGCAAGATCGTGCAGACGGTGGCGAACACCGGCATCACCGACAACACCGCCTTCGCCGTCACGTTCACCGGCACGGACATCTATGACCCGAACGGCATGCACAGCCCCTCGGTGAACAACACGCGCATCACGCCGAACGTGCCGGGCTGGTACACCGTGCGCGGCGCGGTGTGCTTCGGCGGCCAGACGGACTTCAACAACGTGGAGTCCTACTTCCGCAAGAACGGCACCACGGCGATCGAGCCGGCCAACATGATCACCCCGTCCGCGGTGGCCGGCACGCTGGTGCTGCCCGTGGTGACGTCGATCGACTTCAACGGCAGCAGCGACTACGCCGAACTGATGGGCCGCATGGACCGTAGCGGCAACGGCACCGGCAGCACGGCGGTCAGCGCGCAGCGCGCCAGCATGTTCGAGGTGAT